AAAAATGGGTATTAGACACTGAAAAACAGCATCAACATGATGTCGATATTGCAACATCACAGAAAAAACAGTTATTAAGTGAAGCCAATGAACAAATCAGTTATTTACAAGATGCGGTTGATGCTAAGATTGCCAGTGAGCAAGAAACACAATCACTTGCCGAATGGAAAAAATATCGTGTACTAGTTAATCGCATTGATATCGAACAAGCGCCAAATATTGATTGGCCAAATAATCCAAATAACTAATTTTTGTATCAATTACTGTCATTTACTTATTCGATTTAGCATAGTAAATGACAGTTTCTTTGCCTGTTATATTCATTCTATCTGATAAACATTTTTACTATAAATTGTAACAATTTCCACTACAAATCCAATCACTAACTCCTTTGTTTTAAATATGTAAATATTGATAAGTACATTAACTTTACGATATGTAAACCACAACGGAGAACTTATGGCTAACGACTATCATCACGGCGTCCGAGTCATCGAAATCAATGAAGGTTCACGCTCTATCAGAACAGTATCAACTGCTGTTATTGGTATTGTTTGTACTGGCGATGATGCCGATGCGACGCATTTTCCACTTAACACCCCAGTTTTGATTACCAATGTCAATACTGCTATCGGTAAAGCTGGCTCAACAGGAACACTCAAACCAACACTAGAAGCAATTGCAGATCAGTGTTCACCGGTTATTGTTGCTGTTCGTGTTGAAACAGGTGCAACTGTTGCAGAAACAGAAGCAAATATTATTGGTACCACGACTGAAGACGGCAAATATACTGGTATGAAAGCACTACTTTCAGGACAAACGCAATTGAAAGTAAAACCACGTATTTTAGGTGTGCCTGGTTATGACTCATTACCAGTTGCTACTGCGCTAGTTTCATTAGCACAAAAATTACGTGCCTTTTGTTATGTTTCTGCTTATGGCGCTAAAACCAAAGAGCAAGCGGTACTTTATCGCGATAAATTAGGAGCTCGAGAAGCGATGGTAATTTGGCCTGATTTTGTCGGCTTTGATACCACACAAAAACAAAATGTTACTTTAGCTGCAACGGCTAGAGCGTTAGGTCTACGTGCCCAAATCGACCAAAAAGTTGGCTGGCATAAAACATTATCAAATGTTCCTGTCAATGGCGTCACTGGCATTTCTAACGATGTATTTTGGGATTTGCAAGAAGAAAGCTCAGATTCAAATTACTTAAACGAGCACGATGTAACAACTTTAATTTGCAATCAAGGATATCGCTTCTGGGGATCTCGCACTTGCTCAGCGGATACATTATTTGCATTTGAAAACTACACCCGTACCGCTCAAGTTTTAGCTGACACTATCGCTGAAGCTCAATTCCAATTAGTTGATGCTCCAATGCATGCCTCATTAATTAAAGATTTAATTGAATCAATCAATAACAAATTCCGTGAATTAAAATCTAACGGCTACATTATTGATGGTAAAGCATGGTTTGATCCTGAAGCTAATACAGCAGACATTCTAAAAGCTGGCAAATTATATATTGATTATGATTATACACCAGTCCCACCACTTGAAAATCTTATGTTACGCCAACGCATTACCGATAAATATTTGGTTGAGCTGGCTAATTCAGTCGCCACTAACTAAGGAGAACAATTAAATGGCTCTACCTAAAAAACTCAAATACTTTAATGTCTACGTTAACGGAACCTCTTTTGCTGGTGAAGTCGAATCATTCACACCACCAAAATTAACCCGCAAATTTGAAAACTATCGCGGTGCCGGTATGCCTGGCAGTGTACCAATCGACATGGGATATGAAGATGATGCATTAAATGTTGAATGGACAATCGGTGGGTTAGCTCATGAAGTGCTAAAACAGCATGGCGGCTTACTCAATGGCGTTACATTACGTTTTGCTGGTGCTTACCAAAAAGATGATAGTGAAGATTTTGTTAAAGTCGAAATCATCGTTAATGGGCGCCACAAAGAACAAGATCGTGGTGAACTAAAACAAGGTGAAAGCAACTCGACTAAAATCACTACGCAATGTACATACTATAAAGAGATCATCAACAACGAAGAAATTACTGAAATCGACCTTATCAACATGATCGACAAAGTAAACGGTGAAGATCGTCTATCCAAAGCACGCAGTGCCATTGGACTATAACCATTAATTTAAAACTAATCATTTAAATTAAAAAGCCCGCAAGGGCTTCTTACGAGAGAAAACAAATGACTAACAGCAAAAAAATTACGTTAAAAACTGGACTAAAATCAGGTAAAACAACCATAAACGAAATTACTGTCCGCAAACCTTTAACCGGTGATTTACGTGGCGTTAAATTAATCGAATTTATTGATTTAGATATCGACTCTTTAGCAAAAGTACTACCACGCATTACCACTCCATCAATTGCTGAACATGAAGTATTTAATTTAGATTTAATTGACTTATCAGAAATCACTAAAGAGGTAATCAATTTTTTGTCCCAGAACTCGAACGATGCCAACAAGGAATCCCCAACCGAGTAGAGGAGGCAATGGCAGATATTGCGCTAATCTTTCACTGGCAACCGTCTGCCATGGATGAATTAAACTTATCTGAACTTATGGAATGGCGAGAGCATGCTCGCGTCAGAAACGGTACCAATAATCCTGAATAATCATTAACAAAATTATCCAAAATAAAAGGTACCGTTTGACTACATTGATTTTTAAATAATTTAAATAATCGAATCAGTACTTAATTAATGCGCTCAACATAAACATCATTAATCAAAATCAGAAAATAAAAGTTTATTAATTATGGCCAAAAAAATTAACAAAAATTCAAAACAAAATAATAGATCTAGGGCAAAAAATAAAAATAAGCCTCAGTCTAAAACTAAGTCTTCTGAAACTAGTCAGGCAAAAAATGATAATGAACAGGCTGATGCAAAAAATACTGACAAAAAATCAGATGATAAAGAAAAAACAAGCTCGCAAAGTGAGAAACTAAAAGAGTTTGGCACAAATCTTGGTAAACCAATATTAAGTTCGGTTGAATCCTTTATAGAACTTGAA